GGAACACAAGTCATCGGCGTAGAGGATTTTGTCACATCGGGTAGCACCAGTCAGTGAAGCATTGATTGCTCGACAGGTGAGTGTAGAGAATCGGTGCTTCTTGTGAAGGTCAATGGTTTCCTCCTTGGAGTTCGTTGCCGCCATCTTTACTCCCGGGAACACATCAGCCCACAGGTATTCGCTGTCGGTGATAATTTGATACACACCGTCATAGAAGGAGCGTGTCAGCATACCCGAGTGAGCAGAAGCAAGGGACTGTGAATCCGGGAATCGACCCATGACCCACGACAGGAAGAAGATACCGAGAGTGGACTTACCAGTACCGGGCGGCATGGAAATCGTAAGTAAGTCCAGCCTATCGTCAATCAAATCTTGCATTGCCTGTACGACAGGGTGCATGACTTCACGGCGAGGGACATAGAACTTCTTGTCCGGCTCACGTTCCCATTCGACATAGAGCAGATAGCTTTCAAAATCAAACGGAGCGGCGGCAAGCAGAACCTTCTTGTGAAGCATGAACAGGGAGCGAAGCTCCTTATCTGTTTCAGACTGCGGAATCCGATTCTCGATAATGTCTGACAGCTTTTTCAGATACTCCACGGATAGGGGAATGTCTGTCTTCTGTGTCTCGAGACAGATATGGTATAAATCCTCATAGGCTCTTACCCCGGAGGGTGTCTTTTTGATTTGCCCGAGAATTTTTTCAAGTAACTCTTTCATAAATACCTCCAAACAAAAAGAGAGTGCGTCACCGTTCAGAGAATTAAATCTCTGTGCGATAACGCACCCTCGTCATTAAAATCTTTTTCTTCGTTTTCGTTTCCCTCGGTGGTGAGACTGCTCATTCATTTTCACAATCTCATAGAGTACCGCAAAGGGAAATATCAATATTGCCAGCACCCACATAGGCTCATTCCTCTGTCAATGGGATTTCGACCTTCTCGCCGCCGGATAGCTCCACCGATACGGTAGAATCATCGTCAAGCTCGAACAGCCACACCACATCAGCGGTCGTGCCGCTCTGCACATTGGAATCACACTGCACATAGCCGTTAGTTCTGTCACCTGTCGGAACAAGCGGTGACAATTCGACACCGTTTTGAAATGCTTTGACCGACACTTCATCAGCCGGGACAGCAGTTTCGGAGCTGTTGTTGGTGTACTGCGTATAGACAGCCACACAATCGTACTGTTCGAGAACAGTGAGCTTTTCTCCGCTGACATACGAAACCTTGTGTTGTGGTTCAGCTCCACACCCGGAGACCGCCAGCATAAGCACTCCGGCAAGCATAATAGATAGCATTTTCTTCATTTCTACACCTCCAATGGGAGAATCGGGGAGTGTACGCCCTGTACCCAGCCCATATCTCCATATTTGTACTTGCCCTCATAGAAGGGGCGGTTAGATAGGATTCCTCGAATGGTGGACGGCTGAAATCTCTTGCCTTTTCGGGTTCGATACCCACCATCATACAGAATCTCGCAAATATCCAGCAAAGAGGTGTGGTTCTCGTCATGCTCTCGAAATACCGTCTCCACGATAGGACGTTCCTCCGGGTTCTGCATGAGCATACCGTCTACGCAGTAATAACCATACGGCTTGTTGCCGCCGGAGTACCCACCGCACTGTGCCTTGAGAGACCGCCCACGCCCGGTACGCAGAGCGATGTTCTTTCGTTCCTGTTCTGCAACGAACATCAGCAGAGAGCGGTAGATGTTGGCGAAATCGTCACCCTCCGAGAAATGCTCCTCGGTGGACAACAGCTTCACATTCCGCTTCTCGAGCGTGTAGAAGTAATAGAAATATAATTTTGTGTCACGAGCAACACGGTCGTTCTTGAACACAATCACGGCTTCATGTGCCGGGAGTTGGTCTGCATTGTAGAGAATCTTGTCCAGTTCCGGGCGGTTGTCCTTCGCACCGCTGATTGTATCGGTCAACCAGCACACGATTTCAAAATCATTTCTGTTGGCATAATCTGAAATCGCCTGTTTCTGTACCTCGATACCGTATTTATCGTCCGCAGACTGTTCCTCCGTAGATACACGGATATAACCAATCGCTTTCACGAGATATTCACCTCCTCAAGTAGTAAAAGTAGTAGAAAATCAAAAATTGCGGTAACTTTTGCTATATATGCGTGTACTAAGAGGAAGTTACACGCAAAATGCTGTTTTCAACTACTTTAACTACTTCAATCCTTCTTTTCGTAGGTGAGAACGATGTTATAACCGAGAGCGTCCATCATTTTCACGAAGGTATCGTTCACGATTCCACCATTCTTCTTGAGAACTCGGTTGATGTACTGTCCAGTAGTGCCGATTTCTTCACCCAACTGCTGTTGTGTCTTCCCAGCTTCGAGGAGCTTCACCTTTACATCAACTTCAATGTTATTCTTAACCATGTTTTGACCTCCTATATGTTGTTTGTGATACGAGTATAGCACGAGAAAGGGAGATTGTCAACACTGATAGGATAAGAAATTATCTTTTATAGGGTCTTTTTATTTTTTGAGAATATTCAGCGTACTTCCTCGCCCGGTTTCGCCCCTTGTCATTCCCCCTCCGGGGGTATATCCACAAGCCCCGAAAACGCCGCCACAAGCCCGGGAAACGGTAAACTCATATAAACACACACCCACGAGCAAAAGCCCCGGAAAACGCCCCACAACGCAAGCCGGACACAACGACACGAACAACCGAACAACCAACGCCGCCGGACACGATGAACGCCGGACACAATGCACCCACGCCCACGAACAACACAAGCCCGGGACACGTTCACAAGCGTTCAAGGCTTGCCACGCATACCCGGGCGGCTATTCTTGATTATATTTTACGTTTACCGGGTGGAGGTACACGCACAAAAAAGCCCCGGCATATAACCGGGGCTGTAAAATCATTTATTCATTTTTAATAAATCAGCTAACACAACGAACGGAAAAATTAAAATACACAATATTATCAATTCTTTTTAACCTCCATAATTTCAATTACATTGCTTTTCAACTCTTTTCTAATATCTGTTTTATTCAATGCGTACATTTCAATAATGCCGTAATATTTTGTTTTCACCCAAAAGCGGCGCATATATTCCGCAAAAGGAATACACCAGCCGGAACATTTATAAATCGGGGTTTGTGTTGCAATGTGTAAATCCTTCAACGGCTGTAAATTTCCATTATCAGCGGCAAGCAACGCCGCCGGAATACGCCCGGTTAAAATCGTTTCAAATGCGGGAATGTCCCACGAAACAAATTTATAATGCGTCATAATAAACCCCCCTTTACAGAACACAAAAACGCTTATAACTTGTTTCCCGGCTGTATTCGGTGAACAAATCCGGGTATTCTTTCTTGAATCCGCTTGAATCAAAACGACTTGAAACAACTGTTTTATTAGTGGCTTTTGCCGCCCCTTCAACGTGCGTTTCATCGTTTCCCATGATTGCAAGAATATCCGATTTTATAGAATCGTTCATAGCTTGCAATTCTTCAATTAAACGCTTATTTTCCCGGTATTCATTGCACAAACTTTCAAATCTTTTCATTTTTACGCCCTCCATTCGTTTATAATTTCTCTATCGGTTGTATCCGGGATTCTTGCATATAAGCGCAACCAACGCCCGGCGGCTAACGTTTCTTCAATATCATTAAAATTGATAATATACACTAAATCGGAATAGCAATTATAAATCATTGCACCCATTGCATAATTGCCTATACAAAATTCATCACCGACAAAATAACAATCTAATTCGTCAAGTGTCCAGCTTAAAACCTCTATAGCGGACACAATGCCGCTTTTCAGCTTTTCCCGGTATTCAACCGGGAAACGAATTGACAAGTTACCATTTTGAAATTCTTTAATGTTTTCATGTACTCTTTTCATAGCGTTCACCCTCCATTAAAAAGCGAATACAATATAATTTCCGTTCGGAACGTGCAAAACCGTTGTGTCATCTTCAAGGCATTCAACCAACGCCGTTATATATTCCGTTTCATCAAATTCATTTTCTTCAATGTCATTATCTTCCTTGTATTCTTCAACCGGGTATTTATACCCATAATCACTAATTAAACAATCAAACGAACAAGCGGCATTTTCACCGTATTCCGTGCAATCACAACAAATCGCAATAGGGTCAAATTCCATTTCCGGGTCAATTTCATCATAATAATCAAGTAATGTTTCCAGCCCGGAAAAGCTATAATAATCACGGTCATAATTCACAAACATTTCTTTCATCATTCCAGCGTCAACGGTCATTTTCATTTTGAATACCTCCATATAATCTTATTTGTGTTGTTTCTTGTCTTGCCTTGACTATACAATAACACTTTCAAGATTGCTTGTCAATACTTTTCAGATAAAAATTTATCTTTTTCGTGTTGTCGGTTTATCTTGTTTGTGTTGTTATTGTTATTCTAATTCTTATTATGCGAATTGTCAACCCATAAATTCTAAATTTGCGAATTGCATCGGGTGCAAAATTCGCATTATATAGAAGGAACGCCGCCGGACACGTTCACCCACGCCGCCCGGGGTGTATTTTGCTTTAATACATTAAAGAGGTAAAGAGGTGAGTGCCGTGTCCGGCTGATTTTCTGAAAATTTCCGTGAATTTTTGCATAGAAAAAGCCCCGGGAAATCCCGGAGCAGTTTCATAGTCGAAAGTCGATAGTCGAAAGTCGCTCGGCTGATAGTCGGGAAGTCGGAGCGTGGGCGAAAGTCGCTTAGTCGCTCGTGTCCTCGTCAGAGTTGCTTGCTGAAAGTCGCTTCTGCTGGTCGCTTGCAATGTAGCGTTCTCTGATTTCATCAGCGGAATAGTCGTTGTCGTTCTGCTGGTTCGGTGTGAGAACGTACTCGGTCTTGTCTTGGTAGCCATAGTTATTCTTGCCGAGGAAGATTCCAGCTACCGGGTTGACCTTGCCACTTTGCATATAGTTTTCCCACAAATTTTCGAGCAAAAAGTACGCCTTTTTTATTACGACCGCCACCTCCGGCGGCAACGCAGTCTTATATCCCGAACCCCCTGTCGCAACATCATGTGTGATTGCATAAAGCCACTGTCTGTTGTGTCCGTTCAGTGCAATAGCCATACCAACAACCGTAGGTTTCATGTCATACTGTGCATACAGAGCAAAATAGTCGGAAAGTCGCTGTTGCACCTCCAACGGATTCTCCATGTCAATGTCCGGCATATTCATCAACGCCATATTAACTGAGAGGAACTTCGTGTTATCACCAGCTTCAAGCCCCGGAGCGATGTTTTCCGGCTTCAACCAGTTATTACCTCCTCGGGGCTTACCTTTCTTCTTAGGCTTTGTCTCTTTCTTTCCAGTAGTCGCAACGGCTTTCGTTCCGACATTCTCCTCGCTGGAAACAGTCTCCTTAGTCGCAACAGTCTCCTCGGAACTGTCTGCTAACAGTTTATCTATATCCATTTCGGTCTCCTTT